ATCGCGCTGGCTGAAAATCTTGACAAGTTGGTACGCCAGTACAGTAAATCCGCAAAGGCGGTCAGCCGGGAGGCGGAGGCCAAGAGGGAGATCGCCGCCGCGAAACAGGCTTTCAGCCGTGCGGAAATGCTCTATGACAGCTTGTACCAGAATTACGCTGACAAGCTGATGACCGAGCAGGAATACACGGAAATGAAGCGGCAGTACCGCTCTGATATGGAACAGGCGCAGGCCCGGTTGGATGAGTTGGAACAGCGGCAGAGGGACGAGCGGCAGCGGACCACGGAAAACCCCTGGCTTACCGCCTGCGGTCAATTCAAGGAAGAAACCGCGCTGACGGAGGCCATGGCTCACGCTCTGATTGACCGGGTGGAGATTGATGGGGCGAACCGAGTTTCCATCACTCTGCGCTACCGGGACGAATACAACGCCCTGCTCCGGCTGCTGGCGGCAGAGGGAGAGGCGGTGTCCGCATGAGCGTTATCACCGCAAAATATATCCGCTTGTCCTCGGAGGATGATGATTTAGGGAAAAGCGGCAAAGTTGAATCCAACAGCGTCACGAACCAGAGAAATTTGCTGGACGCTTTTATCAGCCGTACCCCGGAATTGGCGGATACCAGCGTGATCGAGTTCTGTGATGATGGATGGAGCGGCAAAAACTTTGAGCGTCCCGCTGTCCAGGAGATGATCGCCCAGGCAAGGGCCGGGAAAATCCAATGTATCGTTGTCAAAGATTTATCCCGCTTTGGCCGTGATTACCTGACTGTCGGCAACTACATTTCCTGCGTGTTCCCCTTCCTGGGAGTGCGGTTTATCGCCGTCAACGATGGCTTTGACAGCATCCGGCCCACCGATGTGGACAGCCTGGAAACCTCCTTCAAGGCCCTTCTGTATGACCTTTATAGCCGGGACTTGTCCCGGAAGGTACGGAGCGCGAAGAAGTTCCGCGCCCAGCGGGGGGACTTTCTCGCGCCCTTCGCCCCCTATGGCTATGTCAAGGACCCGGCTGATAAGGCCCGGCTGGTCATAGACCCGGAAGCGGCGGAGACAGTACGGCGCGTCTTTCATCTGGCGGCGAGTGGACACAGCGCAGACCAGATCGCCATGGCGCTGAACCGGGAAACTGTGCCAACGCCCATGCTTTATAAGCGGGCGGCGGGCTGCTCCCGGACACGCTGGCCCAGCATTGAAGAAAACAACTTCTGGACGGATACCGCTGTTGTAAAGATTCTCCGTGATGAACGCTACTTTGGTAAAAACATCTTTGGAAAACGGATACGGGACAGGGTAGGCCACACGCACACCGTCAAGGTCAGCCGTGAGGACTGGATCGCCGTGGAGAACACCCATGAGGGCATCGTAACGCGGGAAGAATTTGACCGGGCGCAGACGGCTATGCGGGAGTTTGTGGAACATGGCGAGTTAAAAAAGCGTGATTGGCCTCTGCGTGGTAAGGTTCGGTGCGGTGTTTGCGGCCACGCAATGAGTTACAAGCTGGGCAAGCAAATGTATTTCTACTGCTACACCCCGCGATACAACGATTCCTTTGCCTGCGTCAAACAGGTGCAGGGGGCCGATATTTTGGAAGTCATTTCCGATGGGCTTCGTGTGCAGGCGCAAATGGCGGTGGAGTTGAGCCGGTTGTGGGAGGAACAGCACCGTGAGCAGAAAAAAGACGCCGCCGCAGTTAAGAAAAATCTCGCCGGACTGCGGGAGACACACCAGAGGCTTTCCCAGCAGATCAGCGGCCTTTATGAATCCTTTGCGCTGGGAGAGATCGGCAAGCCGGAATATCTTGCGGCGAAAACCGCCGCAGCCAAGCAGCGGGATGATCCCGCCGCCCGGATAAGCGATTTTGAGGCCGCGCTGGAAAACATGGGCGCGGATGGCAGCTTGCGGAACGGATTTGTTTCTACATTCGGAAAGTATCTGGATGTGAAGGAAATCACCAGTGAGATTACGGCGGAGGTTTTGAAAGAAGTCCTTGTTTTTCCTGGTGATCGGTTTGAAATCGCCTGGAATTACCGGGATGAACTGGAAAAGCTGATACTTGATTTACAAGGAGAGCATCAGAATGGAGCATAAAAGGACCTGGATTTATTGCAGGGTCGCGTACCCTGACGCTCGTGCGCTGGCATCTCAACAGGCAGCATTGGAGGCGTTTGCCGAAAAGCAGGGCTTTGAGATCGCAGGTACTACCGCAGAACAGGCCAGCGGACTGGACTTTTCCCGCCGGGGGCTGACCGAGGTTTCTAATGCGGTAGACGCTGGGAAAGTTGACCTTCTGCTGGTAGCAAACCTCTCCCGCTTGGGGCGGGATGTTGGAAGGACGGACGCTTATCTGCGCTGGCTGGAAGATCAGTTTGTTGAGGTGGTCTGTGCTGATGGCGCTGTGCCACAGACGGCCACCGAGATACTGCGTGAGTTGGTGAACACAAGCAGGACAGATTACAGATAGTCCCAAGCAGGGGCCTCTCCATCCAAGAACTTGGACGGAGAGGCCCTTAATCCGTATAAAATTGGGGTGAAATACCATGGATATTAGATTTGCCGATACGACAGAAGCCGCCTATCAGGACCGGGTTTGCAGTATCCTCGCATCACTCAGCCTAATGGTAGACGCTCAAAAACATTCGGGAGATTGTAACGGAAATCTCCGGTGGCTGTACCGACGTGAAATGGAGTACCATTACAGACGAGCGGTTTTTGAAGCCCTTCGGCTGCTGGGTATTCTGATTCACGACACCGGCATTGTAAATGAAACAAACCTGAACCGACTTTGCGAGAACGGGCACACCGCGCTGGAAGATTTAATTAGCAGATATGCCAAGTGTTTTGATACTGAGGTCGAGTAGTCCCGCAGTTGAAACCATTCGGAAGTGTTCATAGTTTATTTACATTTAATTTTTGTTCCGTGCTTGACATTGGCTGATGACGGCCACACGGGAACCGATACGGAACGTGAAAGTTTCCAGCGGCTCTTGGGGGATGTAATGAGCGGGAAAATCAACTGCGTTGTGGTGAAAGACCTTTCCCGTTTCGCCCGGAATTATAGCGATGCCGGAAGTCTGATTGATAACCTTTTTGTGCAGATGGGCGTCCGCTTTATCAGCTTGGCCGAGGGCGTGGACAGCTACCTAAACCCGGACAGCGTGAACAGCATCATCGTTCCGATAACAAACGTGATGAATGACCAGTATTGTTATCAGACCTCAAAGAAAATCCGGCAGGTTTTTGATTATAAGCGGCGCAACGGCCAGTACATAGGCTCTTTTGCTCCCTACGGCTACATAAAAGACCCCAAAGACAAGCACCAGCTAATCGTTGACCCGGAGGCCGCTGAAACCGTCAAAAAGATATACGAGATGTGCCTGCAAGGTACGGCCAAACTTCAAATTGTGATGTATCTGAATGACCACGGCATACCCAGCCCCACGGCATACAGAAAGCTAAAGGGCCTGCCCTACTCCCCGGCTATATCGGACGCTCCCATGTGGGGGAACAAGATTATAACGGATATTCTCAGAAATCCTATTTACACCGGGGATTTAGTACAAGGCCGCCGCCGGGTGAAAAGCTACAAGGTACACCAGATTGAGGCTGTGCCGGAGGAAGAATGGGTGCGCGTCCCCGATACCCACGAGGCAATCATCACCCACGAAACCTTTGAACGGGTGCAGGAACTTCTGAAACGTGACACCCGGACGGCCCCTAAAAAGCGGGAGCTCCATTTATTCAGCGGCTTTCTGAGGTGCGCTGACTGCGGCAAGGCCGTGACCCGGAGCCAGAGCGGGAAGAATGTTTATTATTCCTGCTCCACTTACAAGAAACGCTCCCGTACAGCCTGCACCATGCACTCTATCAAGCACAACCGTCTGGAGGCCGCCGTTCTGTTCGCTATCCAGTATCAAGTGAGTACCGCCGTTTCCTATTCGGAAATAGTAGCCCGTATCAATGCGGCCCCGCTGAAAAAAAGTCAATCCCACCGCCTTAACGACCAGATAGCCGCAAAGGAAAAGGAATTGACGAAAATCACCCGCTACAAGCAGTCACTGTATCAAGACTGGAAAGACGGGGAAATCACCCAGCAGGAATACCGGGAAATGAAAGCCGATTATGAACGGCAGGCCGCTGGGCTCTCGGATTTGCTGGCCCGGCTGACGGCTGAACGGAAAGAGCTCTCAAACGGCGTTGACCAGCAGCATCCCGCGCTGGTAGCCTTTGCGAAATATCAGAACATCGAAAAGCTGACCCGCGAAATCCTGATTGAATTGGTAGACCATATCAAGGTTTACGAAAACGGCAATATCAGCGTTCATTTTAAGTTTGCGGACGAGTTCCGCCGGATTGCCGAGTACATTGAAATCAACACCACTGACACCGCCGAGGCGGGCTGACCCCCGCCAAAGCATAAAATCCTTTTGACAGTGTGTTTTCCTAATAAAACGCAATCTTATGATCAAGACCGTACCTGTTACTGATTTCCATTGACATCATTTTGTCCTCCTTGAAAAATTTTAATACTTTCCTGTTATTGTATTTTGATACAACATCATTTCTCTATATCCCTTTCATTTTTTATCATCACGGAAAGGATAAACACCCTGCCGTCTGTCTTATAATCCATTGTGCCTTGATATTTCTCTGCTGTATTTTTAATATTCGCAAGCCCTATTCCATGCACTTTTTTGTCCGCTTTGTCTGTTTCGGGAAGTCCTGTCTGCCGCTTCCGTTTCAGCGTCCCGTCAAAACTTTTTTCTATCTTGAAGATTAACAGTTTATCTTTCCTAACAGACGACAGCCGGATAAAAGTTTTCGCTTTTGGCTCTTTTTCCTTTAGCTTCCGGCACGCTTCCATCGCATTGTCTAAAGCGTTGCCTAAAATAACAGCTATATCATAGCTCTGGATAGCCAGATCAGAGGGGAGCAGCAGTTTCTTTACATCTACCTGCAAATCCGGGACAAGGCGTAACGCTT